ATGCCGGTGCCGGCCTCGGTGGGGATGGCGTTGACGGTGAGAAGCACGGTGAGGCAGATCAGGCCGACGAGGGCGATCAGGGCCTTGGGAGGGTTGGTGATGTTCATTTTGATCCTTGGAGAGCTGCGACAATCCGGTTGAGGATGTCGGTGAATGCGGCGGTTACAGCGTCGGGATCATCGGCCATGGCCGGGGAAATTTCGTAGTGCACCCAGTTGCCACCGGCTCCGATGGTCGGCTTGTCGTAGACACGCCATCCGGCGAGTAGACCGCCGTTGTCTCGGTTGCATCGGTAGGCGGCACCGAACTTGCCTGGGATCCAGACGTTGCGATAGTCGTGGATCGCTTCCACGCCGAGCTCGTCACGGAAGGCGTTGAGGAAGTCGATGGCTCGTTTGACTTTGTCTTGGGAGCCTCCAAGGTCGCAGGCTCGACCTGTGGCGTGGACGGACAGGCTCGAGCCTCCACGGACAGGCCGGTTGGCGTAGATGCCAAGCGAGCGCATCTCAAACAGAAAGGCCATCAAGGCTTGGAACTGTTTGGTGCCTGCTCGAGCACCGCTGGCGACAGCGTCCTTGGTGCCGGTGTACGGCCGGCTCATGCGTATGGGTGCCTAGCCCTAATTTCAGCGACCTTGTCAAGCCATTCTTGCTCGGTGTTTTCGCCTCGTTGCCAGCCGAAAAACAGTGGGTCGGATTCGCTGCGGAACTCTTGGGCTCGAGCTCGTTTCGCCTGTTCGTTGCGGAGGTTGGTTTCCACGTTCGGCTGGGCAGCCTGAATTTCGTCCCAGGTCGGTTGTGGCCGATCGTCATGCCACTGGACGTTTTGTGTGTATTCGGTTTCGTTGCTGGGCTCGCCATTCATAACGAGCTTGGCGTCCGGCACCAAATGTCGAATGATTTTATGGATCATGTCAGACTCCAATCTCGAGAAGGGTGATGGTTGATCCGCCGCTTGTTCCTGGCTGTGCTGTCGAGTCGCCGCTGCTGTCGTTGTGTTGTGTCTTGTAGGTGATTGACGATGTCGTGGCCGGCGAATCGAGATACGTCAGGGCCAGGTTGTAAAAGATAACGACTTCCGTGGTTCCATAAGCAGAGATCCGTGTGGTGAAGGGTGATGTTTGGGCGGGCGTGTAGATCGCTGTTGCATCTCGCAGAAGGCGCACGGCGTGCCCTGCGTTATCAGCACTTGTTCGCTCCATCTGAAATAGCTGCGAAACCAGAATGAGGATTTTTGATGTTGCCGCCGTCGGTGTGATACTTGCACTCAGATTTGTGTCTGCGTAGGTGCCGGATGTGTTTGTGTTCGTCGTGGTGGTTGTTGCCGTGACGACCTGTAAAAGCTTTCCAGATCCTGGTGCAGCAGCCCATTTCAAGCCGGTTGCTTCTGCCGAATCGGCAGTCAGGACGTAGTCATTTGTTCCGACTGCCAGACGGGCCACGGTGTCATCAGCCGTACCAACAATCAAATCGCCTTTGGCTTCGATCACATCTTGGTCAAGGATCGGTTGCCAGGCTGCGCCGTCGTAGTACTCAATGACGTCGGTGCCGGTCAGGTAGGTGACCATTCCCTCGGACGGTGCGGCGATCGCTGAGGTTCGAGCTGAGGCGTCGGCAAACACCATGACGGCCTGCTGCATGAGGTAGGTGTTGACGTCGCTGGCGGTGAGGATGTCACCGTCAACCCATGATTTGTAGCCTGCTCCGGCCATGTTTTTCTCCTATAGGGTGTTGGTACCCAAGACTCCGAGCTCGGCTGATCCCAGCACGAATGCGGCACTCAAAGGGTAGGCGGTTGTAAGGGTGGTTATCCACCTGTCTGGCGTGATGTCGTGGCCGTGGCCTTGGACGGTGAGGCGTAGGGTGAGGTCGGTGCCTCCGGCCATTTGTTTGGTCACCGTGATGGGGTCGCCGATGTCGACGGTGAGGGCTGGTTCGACTCGGTTGGTGTCAGAGCTGAGATCCAGGACAAGGCGATCGACTCTCATCCTGACTTGTTTGCGGTAATTGAGGATCTGGTTGGCTCGGATCAGGGCGGTCTGGTTGTCGTGCATGACCAGGCCGGATCGGCTGTAGGTGCGCAGGAAGAATTCGTCGATGGAAGCCGAGTCGGACACTGTTTGTGGTTGTCCGTTTGTCCTGGTCAGGGTTACTTGGTTGTATAGTTCGGTTTCGTCGTAGCTGACGTCGATGGCTTGGTATTGGATGTTGGTGCCGGTGTCGTCGAATTGGTAAGGGGTGCCAGCTGCTTTCTGAGCGAGGGTGGTTCGGCTGTAGTAGGTGGGCCAGCCTTCGTGGTTGATGAAGAATGCGCCAAGGTCAGATTTTTCGACGGCCTGGATGGCTTCTAAGACGGATCGTTCATCGCCACTGTCGTTCTCAAGCTCCGTGTCACCGAGATCAATAGCTCGGATGGATGGCGGCCAGTTGACCTCGTCAAGGATTTGGTCGATGCGTTCGCCTGGTAGATCGTTGTTGGCTGCGCCGGTGACATTGGTGATGTTGGCAAGAGCCAAAAGTCGGAAGGCGTCCACAGCCTGGATTCGGACGACGGCGTAGTCGACGGACGGGTCATCCCAGTCGTAGTCCCAGGACCAGATAAAGCCGGAGTAGATGAAGTATTCGGTGCCGTTGTATTCGGTGACGACCTGCACCTGGCGCATCGGTTTGACTTCCGGGTAGTACGGCGAGCTGGTGTTGAACGGGTTCCAGTCGCCGGTGTAATCCAGAAACTCAATGTATGCTTCGGATGGCAGGTATTCCTCGAACATTCGGTCTCGGCCGTGACGGGTGGAGATTTGGCGCACGGTGTCGGTGACGTCGACGACCTGGATTGCTGATTCGCCGAGCACGTTTGTTCCGAGGATGCCGTTTTGGACGTCGCCAAGCACGAACTGGTTGCCAAACGTGACACCAGTTCCAAGTCGGATTCGGACCGTCGGCAAGCAGGGAAGGCTCATCGGTTGGAGTACACCAGTCCTGCGCCGTTGCGTTGAGAGTTCACCAAGCCCTTACGGACCGTTTCGACAAGGTCATTTTCACTGATAACGGAGCCAGCAACGTTGACTGTGACGCCACTACGCCTACCGACACCACCGATGCTAGGGATACCGAAGCTGATAGGTGCCTCACCGATGGGTCGACCGCCAGAGCCGATTTCGCTAATCCCACCCATTCCGGGCGGTAGTTGGGGCATGAACTCAACTGCACGAGCTCGAGCCAAATCGTTGAGGGTTCGTTCAATTTGGCCCAAGTTTGCTTGATTCAGACTGGCAATGATTTCGGTTTTCTTTTCGGCCGGAATGTTTTCCATCTGAGCGATGTACTCGGCCACTTTCACACGAGCGTTGTCGGTTTCTCGCTGTGATTCACGGAGGGCTTCGGGCGTAGCATTGAAAAAGGCCTCAACTGCGGCTTCTTTGGCGTCCCCAATTGCATCGATCAGGTTGTCCCATTCACGTCGCTCATCGACGTTGCCTTTCAGCTCAGCCAGCGCATCGTCAACGCTAATTAGTGCGTCACCAAGGTCAACGGCTGCGGTGTTGGCGTCGATCATTGCCCGGGAGCCCTCTTTCCAGGCTTTTTCCATGAGGTATGTTTCGGGGATTAGATCACGGTCAAGTTGTTGGTACAGCTCGTCGAGAGTCATGCCGAGCACTTCGGCCATGTAGTTGAGGCTTCGTTCGTCGTTTGCGCCAAGTTCTCGAGCGATGTCGGACAGGCTGTGGCCCATTTTTTGTGCTTTTTCGATTGCTTCGGCGAGGCCGGCGTCAAGAGTGCCGCTGAACTTTGCCAGGGTTTCGAGCACTGGCATGAGAATGTCAAGCACGTTTTTGAGTGCTGGTACGAGAGTGTCGTTTGCGAAGTGTGCGAAGTCGACGGCAATTGGTAGGAGTTTTTCGCCGATCTCAATTGAGACGTTTTCCAGTTCGGCTTTGAGGATGCGTTGCTGGTTGGCAAGTCCGTCGGATGTGCGTGCGAAGTCGCCTTGGGCGTCGGATGATTGCTTGTAGATGGCGGCTTGTGCGGCGAGAACTTTTTGCTGTGGTGTGAGGGCCTGTTTGGTGGTTGCGATGAGGCCGAGGCGTAGGGCTTCCTGACGGAGTGTGGCGTCGTCGAGGAGGATGCCGTAGCGGCGTAGTGGTTCGGCTTCTCCACGGAGGCCTGCGCCAATCGCCAAGATGGCTTCTTCAGGGCTGGTGTTGTTGAATGAGGCGAGGTCTGATGCGAGGGTGGTGAAGTCATTGGAGAAGTTGGCGAGATCTTCACCGGCCAGGCCGGCTGATTTGCCGAATGTGCCGAAGGTGCCGGCGGCGGTGAGCACGTCTTGCTTGGATTGGCCGAGGGCTTGAGCGGCGTTTTCAGCAAAGTTGAAAATGGAGTCGGATGCTCCACCGAATACTTCACCGATCTTGGCTGATGATTCCTCAAAGTCTGATGCAGCTGAGATGGCTTTGGCTCCAAGAGCTGCGAAGGCTGCACCACCTATAAGAGCTATTTTGCCTGCATTGGCTTTGATGGCATCAAATGCAGCTGCCGAGCCTGCTTTGAGTTTGCCCAAACCCCCTTCGGCTTCGGCCACTTTAGTCTTGAAGTTATCGAATGCGCCTTGTGCTGATTTGAGGCCGGAGTCAACAAATTCGGTGATGATGGGGATGTTGATTGCCATTAGCCGCTCCGGTAAGTGTTTTTCAGGTCTTTGTTCATGATCTTTTCGACCCGTTCGATAATCGGTTTCATGTCATCTTGAATGTTTTGTAACTGATCTTCGGCAGTGCGCCACATGAATCGGGATGGTTCACCGAGCTGTGCGGTGAGAGCTCGAGCAAAGTTGGGTCGTTGATACTTGGCTTCACGGCGTGATTTGCCGCCCCCGGCTTTGCCGGCCATGTCGACGATGGCGGTGGGGGCATCCTTCGTGGTGACTCGCACGACGTTCACGGTGGTTCGGCCTGGACGGTTGACGTAGCGGCGTGGCTTTCGGGTGTCAAGCTTGACAGCCACTTTCTTGCGTTTTTCCCAGCCGGTGCGCCCAGCGTGCGCCATACCGGATAGCGGAGCTCCTGAGGGCACTGAGGCGGTAATAGCGTCAGCTAGGGGCTGGACGACCTTGCGGATGTCTTTTCGGATTTCCTTGGACAGTTCTTTGTCGAGTTTGTTGAGATCTCGGAGCGTTTCCTTGAGGCCGACGACTTGGGCTTTCATGGTGCTCCTTTCTGATCTTCCTCGACAAGCATCCTGACCATCTCCTGCACAATCGCCGTGGGGCTGTCAAGCAGCTCTTGAGGCGAGATGCCAGTGCGAAGGGCCAGGGATGCGATCAGTCGGGTTGCTTGTCCTTTTTGCGTGCTTTTGGGACGAAGTCAACATCTCCCAATGTGTCAATGAACTGCGGCCAAACTTTGACGGTGACGCCACCTTTGCGGAGGGCTTCATAGGCCAGGTAGGCAATCTGCTTGAACTTGACGTCACGCACCATGGCCTCCATGGCCTGGCCTGGGTGGTGATCTTCCCAGGCGCAGGCGACGGAGTAGCTGACGGTGACGGTGTGTTCACTGCCGTCGGAGAGTGTGACTTTGAGGTCTGTTCCAATCATGGTGTCGGGCTCCTAGTTGGATCAGGATGTGGCTCGGGCCCAGGTGCCACCAGTGAAGCTCACGCTGACCATGGAAAGGTCGCCGACGGTGCCGGTGATCGGGGTGAACGAAGTGAGGAATGCACCGGTGATGGTGTACTCGGGGTTTGATGCGCCAGGGGTGGTGCCGTCGGGGTAGATCTCCAACGTCACGGCATCGTCGCCGACGATCGCCTCGAGAGAGGCTTCGACTTCGGCTGCGCCGTAGCTGTTGAACAGGGTCATGGTTGCGTCAACCGACTGCAGGCCCTTGGTGTAGCTCCGACCGTTTGCGCCCATGGCGGTTGTCTCGAGCTGGTCGTAGCCGACCGTGAGCGTGACCGACTGAACCTGGTCGGACAGATCGACCGTCGAGTTGATCACGACGGCCGCATTCTTGAGTGCGATGGTGGTGGTTGCCACTTGTGCTCCTTAGGGGGTTGTGTGTGTGCCGTAGCGCACGGTGAGGTCGTATGCGGGAAGTTCCTGCGTCCCGATTTGGGCGAGGCTCGGTGATCCGGCCACGACGGCTAGATCAGCGACTTGGATGA